TTACAATCAAACTCACATACATCCACACGCAGATTTAGCTGGTGTTCTTTGGATAAAAATTCCACCAAAATCTGGTGATTTTTATTTTGTTCTTCCTGACCATTATTTTAACTCAAATTTAATTAATTCCACTGAATTATCATATCGTAAAGAAATAGGATTACATCCTGGAATGGTTGAGCATCCAACAGAAGGGAAAATGATGATATTTCCAGCAAATCTCCCACATAGAGTTGGATTAAATGAATCTGATGAAGAAAGAATATCAATTTCATTTAATTTAGGTATTCAACCTTGGGAGTGATAAATACTTAAAAATATCACCAGTCATGTCAAGAACAGAGATTGAACTTATCAGAGACGGGAAAGTCGTTAGGACTGACTTGGAAGATAACATTATTGATACTTCTAAGTTAGATACGGATGCGATCACTACTGTAAAGATTGCTGATGGGCAAGTAACCCCAGCTAAACTATCTTCATCTGTTAGTAATACGTTTTTTCCTATCGGTGGAATTATTTTATGGTCTGGTGCCACATCAAATATTCCTGCTGATTTTAGATTGTGCGATGGAAACAACGGAACTCCAGACTTAAGAGGTAGGTTCATCGTTGGTGCATCTGCTGGTGGTGGATATAATGTTAATGAAACAGGTGGTTCTAACACAGTAACTCTAACTGAAGCACAACTTCCTACTCATGCACACAGTGATGGTACTTATGGTACTAATTCAGACAGTCACGAACATAGTGATGGTAGTCTAGCAATATCGCAAGATAATCATCAACACAGTGCTGGTACATACGAAAGTTCGGATAATACTCACGCTCATAGTATTACTGACCCTGGTCACCATCACGAAATTGAATATTCAAATAGTGACAATGGTGATGAATTTATTGAAGAATCTGGTCAAGGAAAGAGTGGGCAAGAACCAACACTAGGAAATCAAACTGGTATCAGTATTAACAATGACACTCACAGTCATGACGTTGCGGGTGTTTCGGGTTTTTATGCACATACACACCAAGTAACTGGAAGTACAGCAGCAGACGTACACTCTCATGATGTTACTGGTCAAAGTGGTTCAACAGGAAGTAGTCAGGCACATGAAAACAGACCACCATATTATGCTCTAGCATACATCATGAAAGTGTCATAAATACACACGTAATCATTCAATACTATTGAAAACTATGGAAGCGACTAAAATGAAAGAAACTCTCACTCAGAGAGCAACGGAACTTCGTGACGAACTCCTTAATCTAGAAAAATCTTTCAACGAAAAGAAAGAGCAGTATCTAAAGATCAGTGGTGCTCTAGAAGCTCTCAATGAACTAGACGCAGATGTCCCATCAACGGCAACAGAGTGATTGTAAAGCAATTCTCCTATTCATGTCAATGTTGACAGATAAATGAATGGGTGCTATCTTTATTAAGTCTTGAGATGTTCTTTGTATCTTTGAGAACCCGAGACCCGTCTTTGGTGATGGACGGTTTTTATAGAAACTGAGGAGGGGTTGGTGTCCCTCCTCTTTTTTTATGCCAGTTTTTGAAGTGTCCACTAGCACCCCCATTCACCCCCCTGATGCCCTATACTACTAAAGTATTCAAAGGACAGACCCCATGCCCGTTAATCTTGAAGTTAAAGGTTCCTTGGCAAAGTGCCTGGCAACTGAAAACCTCATTATTGAACACAAAAAAGTCCCGACTGCATCTTTTGATGTCGAACGTCGTGTTCTTGTTCTCCCTAATTGGGACCGTGCATCTGCAACTGTCTATGACCTGCTAGTTGGTCATGAAGTCGGTCACGCATTGTTTACTGACAATATTGACTGGACTATTGAATACCCTGATGTTCCTAAAGATTTTGTGAATGTCTTGGAAGATGTTCGTGTAGAACGTCTGATGAAGAAAAAGTTTGCTGGACTAGCCAAAACTTTTTACAATGGATACAATGAATTGAATGAAGAGGACTTTTTCTCTACTCGGGATGAAGACCTTGATAAATGTACATTCATTGACCGTATCAATCTCTATTACAAGATTGGTGCATTCCACAATATTGCTTTCTCTGATGAAGAGAACGAGTTTCTTACCCGTGCTTCTCAGACAGAAACCTTTGCAGAAGTTCTGGCATTGTCTAAAGAAATCACTGACTATGTGAAAGCAAATCAAAACAAACAGCAGATGGAATCCCTCTCCTCACAAAATGGAGAGCAAGATGAGGAGGAAGACCAGCAACAGTCTGACCAGACCTCTTCTGATGTCTCACAGACACCTCAGGACCAATCTGAAGAGAAACCTTCCAATGCCGATACTACTGGCACCGAGAAGGAATCTTCACCTGGGGGTGGTGGTAGTCAAACACCTGCTAATGATGAACTTGAGTCTAAGACTCAGGATGCCTTTGATGAGCAACTTGAAAGTCTCACTAACAAGCATAGAGTTGAGGATACAACTTATGTTGAACTTCCTACCTTCGACTTGGATAAACTGATTATTTCTAATAAGTATATCCATGAGTATTGTGATAAGTGGTATGTTGATGAAGAAGAAAGACGTTCTTGGATACAGGAAGGTGCTTCTATTGCCATGCGTCAGTTCAATACTTTCAAAGCATCTGCTCAGAAAGAAGTAAACTACATGGTGAAAGAGTTTGAGTGCCGTAAGTCTGCGGACCAGTATGCTCGTTCATCTACTGCTCGCACTGGTATTCTTGATACTGCAAAACTTCACACCTACAAGTACAATGAAGACCTCTTCAGGAAAGTCTCTGTTGTTCCTGATGGTAAGAATCATGGACTAATCTTTATTCTTGATTGGTCTGGTTCTATGTGTAACTTTATCTTGGATGCATATAAGCAACTTTGCAGTCTGATGTGGTTCTGTAAGAAAGTAGGTATTCCTTTTGAAGTATATTCTTTCACTCTGGAACCTGCTGCTTACATTGACACTCAACCAGACCATCCAAAAACCTATGATAACAAGGAAGGATTGTTGGTTCCTGAACCTTCTTTCCGTCTCCTCAATCTGTTCACCAGCAAGGTAAACAACCCTACTCTGGAAAAGCAGATGAAGAGTGTCTGGAAGACTGTTTACAGTCATCAGTATCGTCAATATGGTGCTCCTAACATTCTGGACCTTTCTGGAACTCCTCTTGGGGAAAGTATTATGGCTCTTCATCAACTTATTCCTGCATTCCAGTCTGCTAATAAGGTTCAAAAGGTGAATTGTGTCTTCCTTACTGATGGTGAAGGTTATCAAAATGCCATCACTGTCAAGAAGAAAAGGTTCAATGACCAGGAAGAAATCATTGGAACTACTCATCGTTATCACACTGCTATTCGCAATCGTAAAACTGGACGTGTTTATCCTGAAATTGAGTATAATAACTTCCCTCTTTATTCCAAGATTCTTCTGAATACAGTTCGTGATTCTTTTCCTTCAGTAAATCTCATCAATTTCCGTATCACCCCTTCCCGTGAGTTTTCCAACTGCTGGAGTTGGTACGGTAACGGTTCTCGCAACCTCTATGAAAAACTGAAGGTGATGTATCGTAAGCATCATTGTGTGCAGTTTGATGACACTGGTTATGACCAGTTCAATGTTATCTCTGCATCTGCACTTAATCAGGATGATGAATTCATTGTTAAGGATGATGCAACTAAGGCAGAAATCAAAAAGAGTTTCACTAAAATGCTGGGAAGCAAGAGAACCAATAAAAAGATTCTCGGTTCATTCATTGAACTCATTGCCTGACCAGTTCAGAGGGTGTCCACTCGGACCCCCTCTCCCCCCTCAGACCTGCTACAATTACTAGGTAATCAACAGAGACCACATGACTGACCAAGCACTTGCTATTCTTAAGCAACAGTATGGAACCGAGTTCGGTTCTGATGCTGTCAGAGCAGTTGCAACTGAGTTGAATACTTCTTATGCTACTCTTTCTAAGTACCTTCAGCAGTACAAAGTTGGTCGTGGTAAGTGGTCTCTTGAGCAAACTGTGCAGGAATTGGAAGACACTCTTGCTGCCTCTGTTCCTACAATGACTTCTGTCGAACAAAACCTCATTCCCTGTAAAGATGATTCCTTCGTCAACTTTGGTAACTTCAGTGATATTAAAAAGGTTATTTCATCCCGTATGTTCTATCCTACGTTCATCACTGGACTTTCTGGAAACGGTAAAACGTTCTGTGTGGAGCAAGCATGTGCCCAACTCGGACGGGAATTGATTCGTGTCAACATTACTATCGAAACAGATGAAGATGACCTTATTGGTGGTTTCCGTCTTGTTGATGGTGAAACCGTCTGGCACAATGGCCCAGTTATTGAAGCCCTGCAACGGGGTGCTGTGTTGCTCCTTGACGAAATCGACCTCGCAAGCAACAAAATTCTTTGCCTCCAATCTATTCTCGAAGGAAAAGGAGTTTTCCTCAAGAAGATTGGCAAGTTCATTGCACCAGCAGAAGGTTTCCAAGTATTCGCAACCGCAAATACCAAAGGTAAAGGTTCCGACGACGGACGATTCATTGGAACTAACGTGCTCAACGAAGCATTCCTTGAAAGGTTCCCTGTGACCTTTGAGCAGTCTTACCCAACTGTCAACATTGAACGCAAAATCTTGACGAAAGTCGCAGAGTCTCTTAATATCCCTATGGTTGGTGAGCATACCAACTTCATTAAGCATCTGTGCGATTGGGCAGACATCATCCGCAAGACTTTCTATGATGGTGGTGTGGATGAGGTTATCTCTACTCGTCGTCTTGTTCATATTATCAAAGCATATTCTATCTTTGGTAAGAAAGAAAAGGCAATGAAAGTATGTCTGAATCGTTTCGACGATGAAACCAAAGCAACTTTTGTCGAACTCTATGACAAAATTGATGCTGAATTTGAAACTCAAGAAAGTGTAGAAATTCAAGATAACTTGTAATTCTAGTGTGTGGGTTTGTTAGTTTTTCTACAAATCCACATATATAGATATGTCCAACCGTTCCTTCCTTTCCTTATCCTCACATGTCAACCCTACTTTACGAACTAGATGCGGATTCAATTTACGAACAATTGATTCTAAATTCTGAAGAAGAAAGTGATACAGAAGAAGATGATTATCGTGAAGACAGAATGGACCAAATGATTTCCCGTCACGGATAATGGTGCCTATCATGCAGATTACTTCAGAAGAACTAATGAAGCATGACGACCTTGAGTTTTTCGCAGAATATCTTGGTATTGATTACGAAGATTTCTACGAAATGCTTGTTATTGGTGAGTATTTTGAATTCGACTATTACGACCAATTTGATTGATACCAATGTCTATTTCTGTCATTTACGATATTGATTTGGTCGATGAAGACCATGATGAAGACTACAAACAGTACTATGTCAAAGCAATTGTTGAAGACATGGCACTGGAGTATATGGGTAACTATTGGAACCCACCTGAGTATGGACCTGCTGTATGCGAAGCAAACTTTCTTCTAGAGAAGGAAGAACTACTTCCGCATGACCAAAATAATCTAATTGAGTTTATTGAAGCACTTGAATTAGATTGGGAAATTGTTAAAGACGATTATTGATTAAACACATGAGAGACCAAAATACCATTGTCGATAATGAATCAAAAAAAGATAAATGGAATCGTGGATTAGATCTATTCATTGAATCCGTTATGAAACCAGACCCAACATTACGACAATGTGCCCATAATCAAAGGTGTTACCATGAATTGATGGATGTTAGAAATGACATTCTCAACCACTTAAAAACACTCAGATGGTACAACTAAACGGGTATTACTATAGTTTATTATTATTCTTTGGGGTTTTATTTTACGCAGTAGGAACTCAACCAAATACAGCAAGACTATTTGTCTTAGCACAAAAGTATGCTGTAACAAAGTATCGAAGAACTAAGTGGTGGTTGTTAAACAATCCAAATAATCCAATAGTCAGATATTTTGTTTGGAGGAGGTCTATAAAAATGGCTACGGAAATGAAAAAATATTTTGACGAGAAGAATAAATAACTCGGAATGACCCTATTCTTTATTTTTTATCATGCATTATAAACCATACAGCTCAGAGTGGCATCGATACAGATATTTGAAAGAGGCAATCGATCAATATCTCGATGATTATGTTGAGAATGAGGTAATCCTGGATGATATTCTAGACGTAATATGTGCAAGACAGGAAAAAGCACATGCGGAATATCATAAACTAGAAAACCTGGAACATAAACTACGAGAATGAACCTATGCTCTCAACAAAGTATAGACTTCGATTGGAATTTATTTGTAAGAAAATTGCAAATAAAGAGGAAGTAAAATTAGAAGACATGATTTGGGCAGAGAAACTTGCTAAGTCATACACAACTGCTAGAGACTGGTTAAACAAAGCACGTCGTCAAGCAGCACAAGACATCCAAGAGGGCAGTATGGATGATTTTATGAATAGGATGGGATTAGGAGACCCCGACCCATCTAATTACAAAACGGGGTTTGACGGTGCAGATGATATTAAAGATTGGTTCCAAAGAGACAAACCAGACGATTGGAGACAACGTGACTAATCCCATCTACAGTAGCAAAACTGGTCTTTATACTATCAGATTTAAATCTGACATACTCCATGAAGGTATTGGACACCAAGAGTGTTGTACACTTATGGATTATTACAGAAATAAGTATGAGAATTTTAAAGATTGTGGGTGGCCATTAGAACCTGAATTCCTAAGTGTTGAGGAATTCTCTGGAACTTATGTTACGAAGTCTAAGAGATAATTAAAAATGAAAGAACATATCCCAGATAGCATTAGACAATATGCTTTCACTTGCTTTAGTGTATTGACCGAATCTGAGAGGGCAGTTGTTAATATTGGAGAAGAAGCATATAGAGAATCATTAGACCTTGAGAATGATGATGCTCCTTGCTGGAAAATGGACTCTGGTGAGACATATGGATTTGTAGGTTGGAATCCTCAATGTATTCCAAGCATCAAGTATATTGAGTGGAAACTTGATAGACTACAAAAAATTATATCAGGAGAAATCAAAGGATGAAGGGAGACTCCTGATATCATATATACAAAATATAGTATTATTGTTTAACTTTTGAGAAACACCAATGGGTAAAGAAACCAACAAAGTCATTGCAGACAATCTTATAAATGAAGTTGCTAAGTTACTAAATGCTAAAAGTGTTAGACATTTTTATTGCAGTGACTTGAAAACTACACACGAAAAAATTGTAGTAGAGTACAACCACGAAAACAAATGACAATAGCAGTAATCTATAGCAACGGTAGTCAAGAATGTGAGAGAATGTCATCTCTCTTGAAATCACTTAATGGTGATTTTCATGAATACATTCTAGGGAAGGATTTTACAGAACAGCAATTCCAACAAGAGTTTGGATGTGATGCAACTTATCCGCAAGTTTCTATTGGATATACTCATATTGGTAATATGAATGAAACTCTTAAATACATGAAGAGAACTGGTATGTTCGTCTAAACAACCAACACCACTTTTCAAACTGTCCACTTGTCCTAGACTGGTGGGCAGTGTTTTGCTATAATAAGGACATGCCCAAGACACCAGCAACAAATCCAAGTGCAAACAAACCTGCAAAGAAATCGACTGCTTCAACTTCTTCTAAATCTGACTCCAAAGGAACTGGAGGAGCAACCCCTGCTGCTAAGAGACTTCCTGCAAAGAAGAAAAGAAGAACGACGAAAAGAAAGCAACCAAAACCAACACTAAAAAACCTAAAGGTTAGTGCTGCCGAGGGGAAAAGATTTCCTTGGGAATCTTTTTCATATAAAATTGTCCACAGAGATGGAAAGAATTTAGAGGATATAAAGACTTGTTATTTTCAGTGTGAAGAGCATCTGGAAAAATATGTAAGCAGATATGGATTTAAGAAAAATGAGTACCACAGGTTTGAAAAATGAGTAAAATCACACGATACGGACTCACGACTATTGTTTTATTTTTGGCAGTTGGGTGTTATCTTAACTTGATTGCTGAAGGTGATATGAGACAACACATTTGCTCTTCATTACCACAACCACATCCCGACTGTAAAAATGATTGAAACTTCAACTAAAAGAATTCCTACACTGCAAGATTCCCTTGGACCTAACCCTACGATTGAAAAAAACATCCCAGAAAATGTTGAATGGATTGACGATGCGTTCTACATTAAGGAAACTAGATTTGGGTTGTATACTTCAGTTCTTAAAGAACCCTTGGGTGCTAACTTCCTTACTGCTCTAGAATATGATGGTGTTCTCAAAATGACTAGATGGCATCTTAAGTGTCTTCAGGATGGAACTCTTCAAGATTATACTAGGGTTGTTAATAGTGGTTTTGTAAGTGGAAAACTCTAAAAGTAATTCATTGCCGTTGACACTCTCATTTATTGGAGTTATACTACTGACACTATCGGTAATTGTTGCTGGATACTTTCATGGCAACATGCACCTACTCGATACATTAAAACACGCAAAGGAGTTTTATGACTAAAAGAGAATTTACTGGAAGGGGTGGTGAAGTTTGGAGTTGGGAAGAAACTCCCGAAACTGTTGCAGCAGTAAAAAAACTGCATGAATCTTCAAGAGCAGTAGAAGAGGTCAACAAACCAAAACCTAAGTTTGCTGGTAACTACAAAGGACCATTGTATGCACCGCATCCTGATTTGAAGCGTCCTGAGTATAAGAAAGTTGTTATTACTGATGAAAAAGGAAACGAAGAATGAATCCATCAAAACCACTAACACCTGAAGAGGTTGCTGACGCAGCAGACCACTTCTTCCCTTTGTTTGATATTGTGCATCGTCAAATGCCAGAGAACTCAAATGTAGAAGATACATTGAAAGTTATGGAATCTGTCTGCACTCTTGCACACAAAATGCGGTCACAAGCAGAATCTGATGATGCTGGACCATTTGGATTTATGAAACAGAAGGCAGATGAAGATTCAGTATCTGAAGAACAAACCTGATTCTTATAATTTCAGAGAGTTTATCTATGTTTGGGATGATTTTCTATCAGATGAGTTCTCTTATTTTTTAGAAGAAGAAATTTTTATGCATACAAACTGGAGATACTGTAATAAAGTAAAAACTCCAGAATGTAGTCATACTATTTGGGGAAGAACATACCTAAATGACAGACCATCATACATAAATGAATTATGTTCTATCCTTGAATTTAGGACAGGGATAAAAATTCCATCACCAGAATACATGGGATTAAATGGTCAAACAAAAGGAATGAATGCTTGTCTTCATCAAGACTGTCTTAGTTTAGAAGTAAATAAGACAGTATCCTTTCTCTATTACATTGGTACTTGGGATTCAAATGGAGACTTATTCATCTATGATGATAATAGAAATCCAATCCTAATTATTCCATTTAAGATGAATAGAGTAGTTTTATTTGATGGAAGTATTCCTCACTCTGCAAATGGTCCTACAAATACGACACTAAGAATGTCGTTTGTTTACCGAGGATATTATGAAAACACTGACGGGAATGAGGATAACGGGTAGCATTTGTGTTATCATTGCATACTTTGTTATTCTTCATGTAAATGTATTAGCAGGTGTAGTTCTCAACTTTGTTGCAGATGCTATATCAATTCCATATTTCGCAAAAACAAAATCATGGGATGTAGTTATCATGCTATCATTCCTATTAGCAATTAGTTTTAGTAAATTACTATCATGACAGACTGGTTAGAATTGTACGAGGCACTACCTAGTGAAGAACTAGACAAGATTGCCGTTCTTCGTGTTATGGAATGTACCAATGGTATCATTCAATATGCACATAGGGATGATGCTGAATACAAACTATCCATTGAAGAAACCCGAAAAGCAATGAGCTTTAGTATGGGAAGCATCAAGAGAATGAAAATCGAACTCATTGATGAGACCATTACTTTTGCACCAGAGACAGAAGAACTAATGCGTAAAGCACGGGAACTTTATATTAGTGGTGCAAAGAAAGGAAATGATAAAGATTATGCAGAGTTCATGAGAATCTCTGATGCTACAGCAAAAGCATGTGGATTGAAAAGACTTGTTGCTGCTGTTAAAATTTTAAAAGAAAAACAGACCGAAATCCCTGCTCGGTGTATTGTGTGGGGACTAGAATACCTTCTCCAATTTTTTGACGATGAACATATTCGTGACTTCTTCAAATCCAAAGGACTCGGCGAACTGTCTTCCTGATAAGCACGTTGTAAAAATGCCCCTTGAGTGCTGCCAGATGCTCTCAGTCATTGCTTCGTCTAAATGGGGGCACGGGTATGGAACCCTCCCCAAGGCAGACGGAACCCCTTACAGGACCGAGAAGGGGGCATTCAGGAACCATCCCTGCACTGCCTGGGCACGGGAGACCGTGGACAATGCTTGGTGGATGCTGATGTGGGGATTGTACCTATGTGATGAGTACGAGCATAGATATAACAAGATACACTCTTGTTACAATACGTTACTTCATGCTAAAAATATTTACCCAGATGGTAATATAAGTATGGTAACTCCATTTGCTCGGGCAATGCCAGATGAATTTAAATATGACACAAGCATTGATACTTTTACTGCTTACAAAATGTACATTAGCAGCAAACCTTGGGTTGCATCTAATTATCTCCGTGACCCATCCAGAAAACCAGATTGGGTGTGAAGCATGATTGGAATTATAAAATCTTTTTTTAGACCATCTGAGGATAAGATTATGGCAAATCAAAATGCATTCTATCTTGCTGACAAGGTAATTGAACTTCAAGAAAAAGTTAAAGAAGTACAGTACGAAAATAAATGTTTACGTAATAATTTGTCGGAACTCCAACAAAAGATTAACGCAATCCAACCAGTAGTGTATAATATCTCCAGTAAGGAGAACCTCTCAAATTATTCCTTAGGAGACAAATGAAAATCTTTTTAGACACCGCAGACGTTGACCTGATTCAGGAAGCATATTCCACAGGTCTTATCAATGGAATTACGACTAATCCTACCATCATTAAAAGAAGTGGTAGAGATTTTGTAGAGGTAATCAAAGAGATTAACACTAGATTTCCTTCCCTTGAATCTATTTCTGCTGAAGTGGTAGCAGATACCGCAGAAGAAATGATTGACCAAGCAAACCAGTTCAATGGTTTGTGGAATGTGACTATCAAAGTTCCTTGCACTGTTGAAGGACTAAAAGCATGTACTGCTCTGGCAGTGAACAACTACAAGGTTAATGTTACTCTTGTATTCTCAGTTGCTCAGGCAATTCTTGCAGAAAAAGCAGGTGCTTCTTACATCTCTCCTTTTGTTGGTCGTTGGGAAGATAACTCAATGGACGGTCTTGGATTGATTAAGAATATCCGTGAAGTCTATACTGGTGATAATCGGTTCACCACTACACAAATCCTTGGTGCATCTGTTCGTGATGTTCGTCAAGTTGAGCAATGTGCTCTTTTCGGTGCTGATGTTGTTACTATTCCACCTTTGGTATTCTGGTCAATGTATAAGAACATCATGACAGAGAAAGGTTTGGAACTATTTCAAAGGGACTGGGAAGACGCAAATCGTGGATGACTATAATACTGATGATGAAAACATCCCTTATGTTGAACTTGAACTAGATATTAGAGATGTTCGTGCAATATACCAATCTATCACATCTTCTTTAGATAAAGTAGATGATGAAGAAGTTGGTTATGCACAACGTCTAACTGCTTTAGAGAAATTTCTGAGTGTAGTAATTCTAGAATACAACTACAAGGTAGAATCAAATGACGATTAAACAGTGGCAGGAAGTTTTTCGTATAGTGAGAAATGAGCAAAAAACTTTGCTCAAAGTTTGGGATGAAAATAGATACGAAGAACTTAGTCAAATCTTAGATGAACTTTATCCCCTGGCAAACCCATGTACGAAGATTTAAATTGCTTTGAAGAAGCATTAAAACATTTTGGAACACGGGTAGAGTTTGTTATTGCCATGGAAATGTCAAGACGTATCACCCCTGAAGAGTCATACCAGATAATTAAATCCGAACTAAAGGAACTTAAAAAGTGTAGAAAAAAATTCAACAAGGGTGAAGAATGTGGACAAGATTAAAAGAAAGTGCCCAGTGTGTAAAAGGTCAAAACTATTGAATGAAAACAACTTTGAACCTATTGAAGGATTTGAAGGTGGATTCATTGGTATCTGCAGACTCTGTTGGAACAAAATTCAAGAAAAAAATGGAAACTAACGAAGATTCACTGAAAATCCATCAGAATGAAGATGGGTCATTTGCTATTGAGTGGGATAAGAATGACCCTAGATGGTCATTCATGAACGGGTTGACAAGTAAAGAAATCACTGATATTGTTGTCAAAGCAATACAAGAACAACTAGATGTCTAACGTATCTGCAGATGGTTATTCCGTAACGGTTACAATGAATCATGATGAATATCAAAAATTAGGAGAGATGACTACAATCGATAACGAAAAATGGATTTATGAATCACCTGACAAAGGTGAAACAGTATATCGTCGTAGACTTAATGCCCCTCATGAAGAACGTGAACTTTATGTTCAGGGAAAGTCTAAACACTATTATGATTATAGTCGAAATGGAAATAGTAAAAATCCATTCATTCCTAAAACTGAGTTTGAACAAACTTGGGAAGAAATGGATCAAATCGAACCATTGACTCCAAAATCTTTAGGAGTACAGAATTCTTGGATTGTTGATGTGAATACTGACTACAGTGTTTCTCTTCCCAAAGAACTTCTTAGAAGAGTTGCATGGAAAGAGGGTGATACATTAAAATGGGTATCTAACCCTGATGGTTCTTTCAGTCTTACAAAGGTGGATAATGTTTCCTGAATTTGAAAATGATAAAAGAGAAGTTGCCTATTGGAAACTTTTTGATGCACAAGTTTGTCAATACATGATTGCTTTGTATAAAGTCAAAGAAGAAATGTATGGAAAGGGAACAGGAAACTTTTCCAATCTTCCTGGAACTTGCACTGAACATGTAGTTAAGATTACTAATAATTTGATTCATACCACTAATACTACTTTTGAAAATAATGGCACTATCTAAATCTGTTGAAGAGTCCCTAATTGAAGCAGAATCTTCTCTGCGTAATGCACTTGCTTTTGCTGCACGTCAAGAACGTCCTGCTGTATGTGCAGATATTTCTAGAATGTTAAATCAAATTGAATGTCTACGTCAAATTGATGGCATTATGGATAAATTGGAGAATCGCACCCCTGGTGACAAGGGAAATTGGGGTCCTCTAATAGATTTTGAGTAGTATAACAGAAGTGTAAAGACATTCTAAAGAACTGACCGTTTTTGCCTGACCTGTGTTAGGATACTTACACACGAAGAGACTGGAGCATGACCTTACCTAGTAATAACAAACGTCTTTCTAAGACCGAAATCGAGAGTATCGAAAAGGCAGTAGAAGATGCAGGAATTAGGCATATTCATCCAGAAAAAATGGAAAGTTTTGCAGAGTATCTTGTGCAAAAACTAAAAGAACAAAACACAACTGTGGAACAACCTCAAACCAAAGAACAACCAAAACCTTGGAGAGATGGGTCTCCACTTTCAGAATAACATAGAAAAATGACTACATGCATCCTTGAACTACAAAATGAACTTGTAAAACTTCAGAGTAGAGTTGACCACCTTGAAGAAGAATCAATTATTCTTCAATTAAGATTCGATATTGCTCAAGATTTCATAGATGCTGCATTTGACCTCTGACTAAATAGTCAGAGGTATTTTTGTGTCTACATGCTTGACGAGGCAAGGAAAAGAGAAAAACTTGCCAACATGGCATTGTTGGCAACTCTTGGGTTGACTGCTGCTCAAAGTCCAAAAGACTTCTTGAGAACTGGACATATTGAAGGTCCAGGGTCTGCTTTAATGCAGAGATTTGCTCAAAAGAGACGTGAAGCAGAAAGAAACCTAGACCATGGTGCTGTTTCTCAGGCAGCAAGAAATATCAAAGATAGTGGAGCGAGGAATCGAAAGGTGAAACCATCTAAAAAGTCTCTTAAAGAGTTCATTGAACTCTCTGAAATGCGTAAAGAGGATAAGGTAAAGGGTAAGGGTAGAACAAACCTTATAAAGACTATCACTAAAAAACGTGTTGAAAGAGATTCAGAAGATGGTCGTCTCAAAGTAAGAAGATATGATAGACAAGTATTAGATTCACCTGCACACGTTGGTAGATTTAAGCAGGGTATGAAAGACCCTACTCAACTCCCTGGTGCAGTTGGAATTGATATGCCAGGCACAGTAAGGCATCCTCATGGTGGTGGGGGTTCTGGTGCTAAAGATGGTAAACCAGGAGTTCTCAGAGGCAAGAAGAAAGTTCCTGGTGAGAAGAAAGAAAGGAATAGATTTACTGATGGTCCTTCACCAGCAGAAAAGGTTGCAAATAGAAGAGCATATAAACAACAGCAGGATAAAATGTATCGTAGTGGAAGACGGTTTGAGGAGTTCTCTAATTGGAGAGATGATTACTCACCATTAGAAATTGAGTCCTTTGATTTAATTACAAATAAACCACTAGAACCAACTGAAGGCATTGGTAGTGATATGCTGGATGAAAAGTGCTGGAAGGGATATGAGAAGAAAGGTATGAAGAAGATGTTTGGAAAGATGTATCCAAACTGCGTAAAAAAGACAAGGAAAGAGGAAGTAGAGATTGATGAAGGAAAGTATTCTGCTCCTGGTGAAATGTATGTGAAAGGTTCTGCACCTGTCACTGCCACTTATGGTGGTAAAACAGAAAAGTTTTATAAGGAAACTTATAAAAAGAAAGCAAAGAAGAAAGTCGAAGAAGAAGTTGAAATTGTAGATGAAGGAATCATCACTGGAATGGAAACCAGTAGAAAAATCAGAAAAGATTTTAGAGACAGAAAAATTGCTGAACGTCAGGCAAAGTTTCAGGCAAGAATAAAGAAACCAGTAACGGGTGAAGTAGCACTTGGTGAAGGTGTTAAGGGAGAAAAATCTCCTGAGTTTAATAAAAGACGTGGAGGTGCAATCGCAAGAGCAATGGCATCTAAAGGACTTAGTGCTGAACCAACTGGAGAGACTAGAGACGGAGGAAGACCTAACACTAGGTACAAACCAAAAGCAAAACTTGATGAGGAAAGGGAAGCAAAATCTTGCCCTGCTGGCAAGTATTGGTGCTATGATTCTGGTAAGTGCAAGAAAATCCCTATGGGATACTATGTTGGACGTTCTGGTTACTTAGAAAAAGAGGAGGAAACCAAAAAGAATGGTGGTAATGGTAACGGCAATGGTAATGGCAATGGTGGTAATGGGAATGGGGGTGATGCTTCTGGATCCAACGGAGGTGGCAACGGAGGAGGTGGAGAATGACTAGAAAGTATCTCCGTGAAATGCTTTTAGATGCTAAAAAACAGCATCTAAAAGTATGGGAAGATGCTGCACGTCTTCAGGAAGCAAGAAGTAAAGAACAGCAAATTAGAGGTCAGCAGGCAATGCTTGACCAGAAGATTAAGGCAGAATATGATTCTGTGACAAAGGATGTGCCCTCTCCTATTGAGAGAAGAAGGAGAAATAAAGATAAGTCTGGTGAATCTGGTAAGTCATTGGAACAAAGGGTGAACGCAAAAAATTCACAAGGTGCTGGTGGTTCACCATATCAAGTATTCAGAGCACCTAAACCTGGAAACTATGTTCCAGCACCAAAAAGAACCACTGAAGCATTAACACTAAAGTCTTTTGCTGACTTTATGGTTGAGGGAATGACCAGTAAGGATTTTAAGGACATTTATGGTGGGTATGTAGTTACATCTATAATGTCACAATCACCAGAACTTACTGGTGATGAGACTGCTCAGAATATATTGAAGCATAGTGCTAATGCTACTAACTATGCGTTTGGTGTTAATTTTCCTGGGTCATATATCAACTCTATCGGAGACGTTAATAGTCCTCAGTCATTATCTTTTGCAGATATTCAAGCACACATAACAACAAATCATGGTGTGACTCCTAATGAAGGAGAAATGACACACCCAGAAGAGCATGTATTTACATATCAATCTGAAGGAAATTCAATAAAGTGGCCAACAGAATATACTTTCCCTGATAATTTTAGTGATGACTTGATGTATTTTGATGCTCAAGGAAATCCACAAGAATGGATTAATTATATTTGGCCAGTTCATGGACACCCTGGAAACTATACACCACTTGATCCTGCTAGAGATGATACTCCTTTTTGGGTGCGTTCAGCAAATGCCACTGAATGGGGACACGGAGACTCTAACAGTAGGATGAGAATTAATCGTGGAAGAATTGATAAAAGGTCAATTACAGATACAAGTTTTGATGTGACTTATGGTGCTGCAAGAAGTATTGATTCTTCTGCTTTTGATTTAACTGGACACATGGATGAGAACCCATTTGCTCTAGGATATGAAACTGATTACAACGTTGATGCGAATGACACTGCTGCGCTAAATGCTCTTCGATTGCAATGGGAAAAACCAACCAGCGAAACTGGACATGAAGATTGGCAGTATATTTTTACGTCTACATCAACTGATCATATTGACCAACTTTATGGAATTGACTTTCCATTTGCAGAATATGATTATTCTCCTTATGAAGAAGACCATGATCAGTTCACAGGAACTGATGGTTGGACTAGAATTCATCCTAATTTGAACACTGATGCATCATTTGCGAAAAAAATTATAAAGAATGTTCAGGTTGGAGACAAAATTAGTTTCTCATATAAATGGTATTCTGATGCTTGGTTGTATGCTACAGAGAATTATGCCGATTATAATGCTGAAGACTATATTATTGATGGTGTAAGGTATGGTGATCATGATTGGAATCCATCTTACTTTAGAGCAGTAATTGGTGCTAATAACAAAGTTGTAAGTATTAAGGACCAATTTCAACTGATAGGTGCAGACCCTAGTTTGACACTTACAGATGGAACTTATACCATACCACCTCTTCCTAATCCCAATAATCCACAAGATAATGACTTATATAATAATCATAATATTACCAAAAAGGATAATGGATTTTCATTTCCTTATAATGGGACTTATGAATACACTGTTCAGGAAGGTGATATTGATGCTGCTGGATTGTTTCAATTCACGACTATATTATTATCTGAAAGCACTAATCTTGAGTATGTGCAAGTTACTAACTTTGAACATACAATTGGTGATCGGACTAGAGAGAAAGCAGGTCAAACTGGTAAGACAACTGACGCATATGATTTAGGTGCTCCTGTTGCTGCTCTTGATGCTACTAAGAGAGGAAAGAAAAAGAAAGATGAAGAAGAGGAAGAGGAAACTAATAAATCTGTAACTGCAAAGAATTCAAAAGAACAAGAGCAAAAGGATACGGAAGATACATTCACCAGCAGAGGGAAGACTTATGATAAAGGAGCATATAGTGTTCTTGGACCTTACACTCCTTCAGTTGATAAAGTAGAGCTCTATCCTACATATTCTGACATAAAAGGTCAGACAGAACCACCAGAACCAGGAACATACCATTATTTACAGTACTACAGATCTTACGTCCCTAAAGAGGAATCTAATTCGGAATATCAAGCTTGGTTATCATCTATTCCGAAGGAACAAGCAGATAAAATTAGAGATGCTAAACAAAAAGCAGATCCTGCAGCAAACAAAAGATATGTAAATAAATTCCAAATGTTTGGAAAACCAAAACTCTATGGCAAGTATGGGGATAGATCGTACTACAATCCTGCCGATACTGGTCAAGAGGTGTCTAACCAAGTTAAAATTACATGGAATGATCTGGGTGAACCAACTCGACAGAATAGATTTGGACAAATACTTGCAAACCCTGGAGAGAAGCAGGACTCCTATGGATTCCCTCTGGGTAAAGACATGGAGGAGAGTGATTATACTTATTGGAAGGGCAAGAGATATCTGAAAGGAAGTTATACTGACACTGCTGAAATAAACCCAAAAACTGGTTTATTTAGAGGTAATTTTGGTTGGTTTGCAGAGAAGGATCCCGCTTCAGCTAAAACTGGAAACAGTGATACGATGAGTACAACAAAAAATTGGAAGGGTCCTAGGGCTGCCTGGGCGCATAGAGAATTTGTCGGAGTAGGTCCCAATGAAGAAATTGAATTTTCAATACAATATAGAAAACATTATGATCTCATGAGGGAGAAATATGGTAGATTGAGGGACATTCCCAAGCAATATCATAAAAATAATAGTTTTCTAGAAAGTTTGAATAGACTTGTAGTTGCGACTATGCCTAAGGGATGGGCACGTCCATTTGTTCCTGCGGATGATGATATGCCTGTAGATAATGAACCACTAGACATTGAGGATTTTGAGAATAAATCAGATTATGATGCATATAAAGCAGGTGGTGGTGATGCTGCAAGAAAAAATGGAATGAGTGTTGATGATATCATTGCTCAAGGTAGAAAAAATCTTGAATCTTCAGATAGTGATGATCCCTATCATTTGAACTTAGGACAGATTATTAAAAAATTTGGAAATAAGATTGGTAATGAACTGGCAAAGGTATCTCAGAAGTTAAGCACTTATAGACATGCTGGTGAAGCATTTGCTAATTTCCTTTTACAGCAGCAGGGAATAAGAAATTATACTAAAAAGAATCCTTATAATGTAAAACTGCCAAGAAAAGATGCACTAGCACTCGCTAAGACATTTAATCGTGTATTGGAAACTCAAATACCTAGGGAAAGATGGAATGACTTAAATCAAAAAGATTTGGATTTATTGAACGATGCAGCAAATCCTGAAAGCGGACCTACACCAACAAACAAGTATCGAAAAGGCACTGGTCCCAATAGAGATGAATATCATAATATCTTTAACAATCTTGGTGAACGGAAAGGTGTAAAGGTAAAGGTTATAAATGGAAAACCATATGTAACTGAACTTAATGACAACTATGTCTTTACAGATCCTGATGATGCTACCGTGAAGGGAGCACCAGAACTAATAAAATTTTTCACAACAGCTGGAGGTGCCCAAGACAGAAAAGATGCTGCTGGTGGAGGTGAATACACTTATCAACAGTTTTCGGGGAATATAAACAATCTGGATTTGAAAATGAAGAATATGCCAATCAGAATGAAATTACCAATTCCTAAAACACCAATGAATGAAGACTATAAGAACCTTCCACCAAAGAGGACTACTACAGAAGGTTGGTCTTCAAAGTATAAGAAATCAATCGATTGTGATAATCCAAAAGGATTTTCTCAACGAGCACATTGCCAGGGACGTAAAAAGAAACGGATATAATTTATGCATATAATATGGAGAGACAACTTTAGTCTTGATGGTGATAAATTAGATAAGGCAATAGAAGATACATTATCAATACCAGAATGTGAAGTTTCTGGTAGATATTATAGTACTTATTTTATAGATGATGTAAACAATCAACCAGAGATTGTATTTGAAGAAGAATATACCGAAGTTATTCATGGGTTCATGAAGAAAATGAACTTATTTAAAAGAGTATCATTTTGTTTTACTCATTGGATGCAACTATATTCAAATATTCAGAGTGGTCATCCAATTCACGACCATTTTGAATGGAATAGTTTCTTTAGTTGGGTTCATTTTGTAAGACCCACAGAAAAAAGTTGTTTTTATTTTTTAGACCACGATAACAAAAAGGTCTATCCACAACAGAACCCTGGTGATTTTATTGTGTTCCCACCTTGGGCACTACACGGGATTGACCCATGTGAAGAGGATGGACTAAGAGTTACTATTGCTGGAAATATTGGTGTGAGTGAATATTGTAAACTCACTGGAGATTTGAAATTAGAAAGAATCATGAGACCAGATAAATAAAAGAAAAAAAACAATGACGCATTTCGATTGGGAAATTAGTTATCTTAAAAAATACTCCACTCATGGTGAGTTTAGTGATATTGTGTATGAAGTAGGATATACCTGCGTAGGAATTAACACTGCTGGTATTCTTACAAGCAAAAACAGTTATGCTTCATCGCATTCTCTGTCTATAGATGGTCTTGAAAACCCAATTGCTTATTCTAGTTTGACTGAAGATATTGTAATGGGTTGGATAAATGAGGCAAAACCTGCTATTGAAAGTGCAGTTGAAGGAAACATCAATGGTGCTGATGCTAGTCCTATAACAGTAATGCCTTGGGATTGATAAATAAAAGAAAAGAAAGCAGAAAATGAAACCTACTCCAAGAGAAGCAAAAATGATTCATGAGCACTACGAAAAAGTAGTTGAGCATCTTCTAGCAGAAGGATATGCAGAAGATAAAGAAGCAGCAGATAAGATTATTGAAGGCATGAGTGCAACTTGGTATAGTCTAATTGTAGACTGAGGACGGTCTGGTAACTGTCCATAGGACGTTGCCAGAGACCTCTACCCATGCTATGATTAACAGGTAATCAAAAGGGAACGACCAATGAATTTCGTTGAGTTTACTCAATCTTCCGCAATCTCAAAGGTTGCGTTTGACCATGATAATGGTGAAATTGGTGTTGCTTTTACTGCCAACCCCGAAAAGTTTTACTTCTTTGAATGTGACGATACGGATGGGTTTGTGACTCAACTTGAAGAAGTAGTAAACAAAAACGAATCACTGGGCAAGTTCATTTCTGAATTACGACAAGACGGAACTTTAGTTTCCGTCTGACCCACTGGGACTGTCGCATATTGGTTAATGCTCACTGCTTATAACGGTGTAAACTGGGTTCAATTCCCAGCAGTCCTATGTGGGAGTGTGGCGGAATAGGTAGACGCACCAGACTTAAAATCTGTTGGGAGTAATCCCGTGGGGGTTCAAGTCCCCCCACTCCTATATTATACAATCTTATCATGTTTATTGAACAAAATTATCAACAAGTAAAAGTACCAGAAGCAATTCTTGAGTTCTGCGACTATTATACTTATGATGCAGAACGTAATAATATTCGATACCTTGACTGTGTTTTTATGAACATGGGAGAGTATGGAAATGACCCAAAAATGCTTGAAAACTTGAGAAAAAGAATTTATCCAGTATTCCAATAAATTATGTCCAATACTATTAGAATTGCTGGAGCACAGATTCCAATCAATTCAAACTCTATATCAGATAATCTGAGTGAGATTAAAAAATCTCTAGATTGGGCAGCAGAAAATAAAGTAGATATTCTTCAAACACCAGAATGTGCTCTTTCTGGTTACGACCCTAATCATTGGTTATTCCGTAAAGATGATGCGGATGATATACTCCTTGCAGATGCTATAACTGAAGTTGAGGAGTATCAGAAAAAACTCGGTGTCGGATTAAATTTAGGAACTTGTTGTCAAAGTGAAGAGTATGCGGGAACGATTGCTCGTAATCAGATTAGACACTATTCTAAAACAGGAAAAATATACTCTA